ACGCGCGGTTCACGGTGTTTACGAAGGATTGCCCTTTCGGTTCAGATTACAACGACATACTTGTAAAGAATAGCCCGTCATTCCCCCGAGGAGGCGATAAGTATAAGAGGATACCACTTTTAAGGCGGTACATTTTCTGGGGGGACTTTATAGCCTGTGCAAGGGAAATAGAGAGTGATGACGCTAAGTACATAATAGAGACTGCAGCGCTTAAAGCCGATAAATTATGAAATTATTGAAAAAATCAGGTTATTAATTTAATATTATGGGCGTAAACGTACTAAGTACATTCAACGGCATGGGGTGCATATGGCTAGCGCTCGATAGGCTGGGCGTAAAGGTTGATAAACGCTATTCGTCAGAGATTGACAAATACGCAACTATTGTAAACGATGCGAACTACCCAGACACGACCCAGCTTGGAGACGTTACGAAGGTAAGAGCCGCAGACCTTGAAAAGATAGACCTATTTGTCGGAGGTTCACCCTGTCAGGGCTTCTCATTCGCTGGTAAACAACTTAATTTTGATGACGAACGGTCTAAACTGTTCTTTGAGTTTGTGCGCCTCTGGGATGAGATTAAAGGGATTAACCCGGACGCGAAATTCCTGCTCGAAAATGTCAAAATGAAAAAGGAGTATCAGGACGTAATTAGTAGCTATCTAGGAGTTGAACCAATCGAGATTAACAGCGCCCTGTTATCAGCCCAGAATAGACGCCGCCTTTATTGGACTAATATTGCCTATGTTGAACAGCCAGAAGATAGAGGCATTGTTTGGGGTGATGTGCGAGAACACGGGATAAAGTGGGGTCCTATATATTACACAGATAAAGCTATGGAGTGGATAGGTAGGCACGGAACAAGAAAGGGAAAGCCGCTAAAAATACATGCTGAAAATGAAAAAATGCAGATGCTAGAGGCAGGCCACCATAAGAAATACAGTTCGCAAAGGTTTTTCGGAATTATAGGCCAACCTGCACAAATTACAGGTAGAAGATTGAACGAACACGGCAAACGTGAAGACTACAACAAAGACATAAAAACAACGCAATGCCTTGAAGTTAGAGGCGGCGACAAAGTAAATTGTATAACAACTGTACAAAAAGACAATGTTATTAGTGTACTACCTAAGGGTAGATATCCTGACGTGTTTAAGCAATTGGAGGAAGGTAAGCATTACAGATATATAACACCTATAGAGTGCGAGAGGCTGCAAACAGTACCAGACGGCTACACTGACCACGTTAGTAATACACAACGGTATAAGATGTTAGGGAATGGGTGGACGGTTGACGTAATAGCGCATATTTTAAACGGATTTGATATATTTTAAGGGTATGAGTAAATCGATTATTGTATTCAGTAACGAAGACAGAGACAAACAAATAAAGGTTGAAGTCACAATAACAGAAGATACAGGGCAAGTCAAGGTTGACGTGGATTTTGGCCCAGGGGGCACACCTTCGCACAAGGGACATTATGCCGGATTGTACGAGGCTTTCATAAAGCAGTTAAAAAGTCTGGGTACATAGTTGCACCCAGACTTTTTTAATAAAGTAGGTCGTCTTTTTGTTCTGTATGTATCCGGATCGCCTCTTTTTCTATTAGATCGTCGATGTAAGCTTTGAAGGAGGGGAAACCTTTATCTATAGCCTCCTTTTTCAACACATCGATAAAATTGTCGGGTATATCTACTATTTTTTTCATTCTGCTAATATACAATAATATATTATATAGATTATATACTATATATACAATATTATTATATACTTCCCATGTATTTTTACCGACTTCGAGGCTAAAAAAGTTAACATGCTGTAAACTAAAGAGATATGAAAAAAGAGCGTAAACAATGATAAACAATAATAAACAATCATTGTTTACGCGCTAACTACTTGTAGACCAGCGCCCCTGATAGCCTGTAAACAATGTAAACAATAATATTATATAGTAACTATTATTAGTAATATATAGGGATATATATATAGTATATATAGTATATAGATTACATATATTACTGTATACAGTGTATTTAAGTTTTCATTGTTTCTTTGTTTCTTGAACGGTTCGCGTATATACAACGCTGATTAGCAAAGAGTTAAGCGTAAACAATCATTGTTTACCATTGTTTACCGGATTTATAACGCTTTGAATTGCAGAGCGTTACACGTAAACAATAGCTTTTTTGGGTACTTTTTAAGGACAGTATTAAATTTATTGCTATATTTGTTTAAAATATTTGAAAATGACACGAAAAGAACGCCGAATTATAATAAAGAGTATAAACGCGAGATTCGATAGTATATACTCTGTCGCCAAAAAAGTTTGCACCGATTATGATACGAAGATCGCACCCCTTAGCCTATTGAGGGAACTCATAACAATTGCGAAGATGGGTACTGTCGACGATACCGATTTTGGTAAAACCCTAGCTAAAAATCATAATAGTATGTGTTCAGCGCTGATGAACGTGTTGGAGAAGGAAGCTAGGCGGATGCATTCATCAGGGGTGTCATTAAATTTTGTAGAGGCGGTAATCAGCATAGTAAAGAAAAACTTTAAGGAAGGCATAGAAGGGAGGTAGTGATTATGAGTGATAAGCAATATACTTTACTTGAATTAGAAGAGTCTTTGAACGAGCAACAAAAAAGGTTTTGTGAGTCAAGGCTCTTCAATAACAAGGTTAACGCGTATATGATAGCGTATCCGAAGTGTGATTATAAATCAGCTTCGGCAAGCGCTACACGGTTGTTAGACGATGCTAGAATAAAGCAATATACGAACTTATTGAAGGAAAACATCGAAGACATAACCGGAGTCTCGAAAATAAGAAACATCGCAGAACTTGCAAAAATAGCGTATTCGTCAATAGGTAAGTACCACAATAACTGGGTAGACCTTAAGACGTACGAAGACATGACCGAGGAAGAGTTAGCAGCAATTGAGAGTATTGAGTCAGAAACAAGAGAAGACCCCTTGCTAGGGCCGGTCACAAAAATAAAAATAAAGCTGCACCCTAAAATTGCGGCGATAAGAGAGATCAATACCATGATGCCCGACTATATCGCGAAGGAAAAAAAAGAGGTAGACCACAAAGGCCTACAAATAACTTATCAGAACGTATCTAAACAATTCCCCGAGTAATTGATATATAGAATATCAACATATTATAAGATCAAGGCGATAAAGGCCAAAATCCGTATTATTCAGGGTGGTCAAGGCGCAGGTAAAAACGTGTCCATGGCTCAGATTTTAATTGAGAAGGCACTCGAAAAGAGGCGACGTATTACGGTGATGACCGATACATACGACAATTTAAAAGACGGGGCTATTTCAGATTTCGAAAATCAATTCGAAGCAATGGGCTGGAATTGGCAAGAAGCATATAATGTTACAGGCAAAGACTTAAAACTAGGTGAGTCAGTCATACAATTCAGGTACATATCTGACAACAAAAAAGTAGCAGGTAAGTCTAAACGACGGGATATTCTCTATATTAATGAAGCCAACAAAATAGGCTGGGAGGCGGCGGCCACATATATAGGGCGTACGCATGAGGAAATATACATCGACTATAACCCGGATTTCGAATTCTGGGCACATACTGAGATACCAAAATTAAAGGATAAAAACGGTAATAGTATAAGCGAGCAGATAGTCGTAACGTATCTCGATAATGAAAAGTTGCCCGACAGCGAAGTAAATTTCATCGAATCAAGGCGGGATAATACGGAGTGGTTTCGTGTGTACGGCCTCGGACAAACGGGGTACTATTCAGAGCGAAGGATATATAGCTATGAGTTTTATGAAACATTACCGGCGACGGCTAAACGTATTAATTCAGGTATGGATTTTGGCAAATCGCCAGATCCTACAATATTGATAGATTTGTGGCAGGATGGGGCTAACTTATACGCAGACGAAGTTTTTTGTTTGAATAACTTAATGCCCGAAAAAATAAGAGGCGCGGAGCGGTTGGCTATAGTAGATCAGTTAGACATAGTGGACCACCCCAAGGGACAGAAAATAATAGCAGACAGCGCAGGGGGTACAGAAATAAGGGATCTAAAAAAACACAAATACGCGGTTAAGGGCGTGAAAAAAGGGTCAGGCTCTCAGGTAGCAGGTATCACGAAACTAAGAGGCTATAAATTATATATCTCAAAGAGGTCTACGCATGTCAAGGAAGGCATTGAGAAGTGGTTTTTCAAAGTAGACAAGAACGGGTTGATAATACCTGAACCAGAGGGGCATGAACCGGACGGCTTAGCAGCTATCCGATACGTGATGATGGAACACAGAGAGAAGAAAACATTTAAAGTGAAAAAGCGATGATAAATATTCCAAATTTAACACCTGACAGGTTGTTAACTTCAACGGACGACGACGCGACAAATTTCTTATACGCGATAACGAACCCGGATAATTTTAAATACGCTTTCGAGGCAATATACGAAGTGCTTCAAGGGGTACGCAGAGGTAAGATAGAGATATTATATAACTACGAGAGGGGGACGCATATAGGAAACGAATCTTGGGGTGTAACAGGGAAAATAATGGTGTACACCAATACATATGTAGACAACAACAACAGTGTGGTAGTCTCTGGGGAAGATCATAACTGGGAGCAGGTGCTATATTTGCGAGTTAGGAAATAAATTAGTATATTAGCAGTTCATATTAGCAGTTCATATAAGTACGTAATTAAAAGGTTTCGCTTATGAAGAAAATTTTTATTGTAGTTCTATTAACTTTATCATTTTTCGCTTTATCGCGATCAGATTCTAGGCAAGCAGAACTAAAAGCAGGTATCACACACCCATGGCCAACATGCTATAGCGTGTATTATGCCTACAATTTCAGCACCCAAGCTGAGATAATAAAAAATTAGTCCAGGTGACTATCAGGCCTAAAAAATAGTAGGTACGGCAAAATAACCTATGACAAAGCCTTCTTTTTTATTAAAGAAGGCTTTTTTGTATCATTTATTTTTTGTATAATTGCAGAAAGGTGAAAGACCACCTACCAGCCACA